ATGAGATCTTTCGAGGCGTCGGGATCTGACGTAATCGCGCGGTATTCCAGTTCCTTGATGGGCCCGCCGAAGATTCGCACGCCGTCTTCCTCGACCACGATCTCCTGGTTCAACGTCGGCGGATCGGCCTCGTCCAGAATGTCGATGATGCCGGAGAGCGTGTCGCGGCCGTTCAACGTCGACACAATCGACATCGAATCGTGCCGGAACGTCCACACAACGCCGTCGATTCTGATCACCAGGCCCGGCGTGACCGCGATCACCAGATCGACGGCGCTGCCGAGCGCGACGACGGTCCCCGCACTGGGCGATTGACTGAGCACGTGTCCGCTGGGGACGCTGCCACTGAGCGCCGTCGTGATCGTCCCGACCGTCAACCCCGCGGCCCCGATCGCCGTGGCCGCATCGGCCTGGAGATCGCCCACCACATCCGGCACGGCGACCGTGGTCAGCGCCGCGAGAAACACCGCCGACCCGACCGAGAGATTGCCTTGGGACGGCGTAAACGCCCAGGTCGGATCAATCGCCGCCGCGGTGGCCTGTATCAACCACGCCGCGCTGCCGTGCAGGTTGGTGCCCCCCACACCGGTAATGGTCGTGACGGCAAAGCCCGACGGCGTCACCGTATCGGTCGACGCCGCGTTGAACCCGCACACGCCCGTGACCACCAGCGCGCCCGCCGTGCTGGGCGTCAGACTGCCGCTGGCGAGGCTCGCGCCGCTCGCCGCAATCGCGCCACTCTCCACCTGGTAGCTTGCCACGCCGGCAAAGGCATAGACAAACATCGACGGGTAGAAATTGGCCCCGGTGAGCGTAAAGGTGTGACCGGTCCCGACAGTCGGGGTCAGGCAGTAATACAGCCGGTGGCGCAGTTGTGTGGAGACCCGTTCGGTGAGCGGCACCCAGGTATTGCCCTTCGAGTCGCTGACCGCGTGCGCGGTCCACAGCGAGACACTCATCACCAGCAGGGTCGCGCCGGTCGTATCGATCGCGGTCGACGTGCCGCCGTCGTCCGTGCCCGCCATCGTCACCGACGCGATCAGAGTGATCGCCATTTACGCCAACCCGTAGCGCCGGACCACACCCGGAATGCGCGGGACGACCGCCTCCGCAATCTGCCGGCTGTCGAGATTGATGACCGCGGTCCCGCCCCCGCTGCCGCTATTGGGCGCCGACTGGGTCACCGCGGCGCCGGACAGGTTGGGCAGCGCCAGCGAGCGCAGCGCACTCGCGACGCGGTCGATCTGGCCGTTGACGACGTCGCCCCACGCCCGCCACTGGTCCTCGTTGGCCTTCAATAAGGGTTCCAGCGCCTTCATCGCGCGTTCGGCTTCGGAGGCCGTCTCGATGGTGGCGCGGGCCTGCTCTTCGGTCGCCCCGGTGACGTCCTCGGTGGCTTCCTCGTGTTTGCGGAGCGCGTCTTCGACCTCTTTGATGTTCTTCTTCGCCTGGTCGATATTCCCCTTGTCGGTGCCCTGGGTCAGCTTGACCCACAGCCGCGCGCCTTCCTCGCCCAGCGCCTCAAGCTGCTTCTGTAAGGCGTCGAACCCGCCCATCCCCTCGGCGAAGGCCTCGACCGCCTCGCGGCCTTGACCCTTGCCGAACAACTTGCCGAACAACTTATCTCCGAGCTTGCCGATCAATTCGCCGCCGAGCGCGCCCAACGGCCCGAGCATGCCCCCGAGCATGCTGCCCAATTTGCCGCCGATGCTTTTTGAGAGCGCGGCCCCGATCGAGTCCCCCAGCGACCCGCCGATCATCGAGCCCACCGACGCGAACACGTTGCCTGATCGCAAACCGCCGATAATCCGAGACGCCAGGTCTCGTCCGAACGCTTCCGCCTTCTTTAGTTCGTTCTCGCGCGCCTTGGTTTCGTCCTTGCCCCAGATGCCCGCCAGGAAATCGGTATCGACCTTTTGTCCGGGCGCGCTGTCCAGTCCGGTGACGACCTTACTGTTGACGCTATTGACCGCATCTAAATAGGCCAACCATTGGCCGGTTAGGCCGTTCAGGATGTTGACTTCGGTGTTCTTGCGAAACGTCAGCCCCTCGACGCCGGCCGTGATGCCGGTGTTGGCTTTCAGAATGATCAGGTAATAGGCCTCTAACGCCTTCCGGGTCTCTTCGTAGGCCTTCAATACATCGCCGGCAAGCAGCTTGGCGTACTCTTCCTCCGCTCGCCGGAGTTCATCGATGGCGGCTTTCTGCTCCCTGGCGAGCCGGGCACGTTCCTCGGCGCCGGCCGCGGTCCCCTTCGTCGTCCCCAGGTGAACGTCTTTCCCGGCGCCCCCACCAGTGAACACCCGGGCGCCGGTCCCCACGTCCCACGTCTCTGTGGCGGCGGCCCCTTCACGCACACCAGGCACCCCGCCCGCCATCGGCCCCATGAACTGCCCACCCGGCAGGCTGCGTTTGAAGTTTTCCCAGTCGAGCACCTTGGCGATCATCTCGCCCGTCACAATGACGACCTTCTTGCGCAGGTTCTCCCAGGCGTCCTCCGCGTCGGCCAACCGCTTCACCGTGTCGTCGGTCATCAGCGTGACGTCGTCGCCGACCTTCCCGATCCCGGCCTTAATGGCGCTGCTCAACTTGACGCCGGCCTCGCCCAGCAACGTAAACGCGCCGCGGGTCAGCTCCCCTTGGGTCTCGGTCTTTTGCAGCGCGGTCGTAATGGTCTCGAACGCTTGCTCAGGCGACATCTGGCGCAAGTCGTCCAGCGACAGCTTGAGATCCTTCAAGGCAAACACGGTGCTTTTGTCGCCACTCGCCAATTTCTCGTTCATTTTGCCGATGGCGGAGGCGACGTCCTCGATGGTGGCGCCAGTTTGCTCGGCGTTGAACCCAAACGTCTGCACGGCTTTCGCTGAGATGCCGATCTTCTCGGAGAGGTCTTGGATCTTGCCGGCCGTGGCGAAGGCTTCTTTCCCGATATTGATCACGCCACCGATGATCGCCTCCGCGGACAACGCGATCCCGATCGCCCCCGCCATCTTGATCAAGCCCTCGCCCATGCCCGTCAGGCTGGTGGAGGTCTTGCCGGTTTCGGTAGTGACCTGCCGGGTGGCTTTCTCCAGGTCTTGCATTTCCTTCGGCGCCGTCTGGCCGAGCGCCTTGTACTTCTCGATCGCCTCGGTGAGTTTGGCGTTGACACGGCCCTGCTCGTCGGCGGTCAAGCGCGTCGCGCCGCCGATCTCCAGGATCGCCTTGGTCATGATCTCCGCGTCCTGGACGAGCTTCCGCCCGCTGAACGCATTGGCGACCTTGTCGACCTTCTGCGCGACCGCTTCGGCGTCGGACTGGAAATCTTTCAGCTTGACGCGCGCCTGGGCGACGGCGTCATAAAAGGATTTGAAGTCGGCGGTGAAAACTCCGGTAATGCCAGCCATGACCTACCCGTCGACTTGTTCGGAGAGCGATTCAATTAGCAGACAGTAGACGTCGCGGTCTAGTTCGGCGACCCATTCGTACCGCCATCCAAAGACGCGAGCGATGGCCAGGTCGGATCGGACTTGCTGCTCCCAGTTGCCGTTTTTTTTTCGTCCTCGCGTTCCCGCTCCATCGCGCGCTCATGCGTCTCGATGGCCGTGAGAATCTCGCTGAAGGAGTCCACGTCGAGCATCTCGAGCACGTCGGCGACGACGTCCTCGGACTGGCCGCGGATGATCACGGGCTGATCGTCGGCGTCGGTGATCGACCAGTCGACGAGGTACACCACCATCTTCGAGAGACCGACCTGCAGCGAGTCGATCTCGTCGCCGGTCGCACCCTTGCGGATCATGCGGCGAAAGACGCGCCGGGTCTCGCCAGCCGTCAGGTGTTTCTTGACGACGATCCAATCGCCGCGGGTCAGCCCGAGTCGGAGCGTTTCGGGGCGGCGGATTCTACTGGACATACGGGGTTCCGTCCTCGATGGGGTTCCCGAGCTTCGCCATGAAGGGACCGGCGACGCGCGGCACCGGGCTGTCAATCGGCCACACCCACTCGCCCTTCGCATGCGGCGCCACGAACTTCAGCGGGCGCTGCGTCAGCTTGAAGGCATCGGCGAGCACGATCGTCCCGGTCACGGACCACGCCCGCGTCACCGGGTCGCGCGTCACGGTGTAGCCGTTGACCGCCGCGGCGGTGTAGTAGGCCCAGCGGATCGACGCGACCACGCCGGTAATCCCGGCCGGCATGTCACTTGGGCGCGGGCGTCGGCTCGGCGCCGCGCTCACGCAGCGTGTCGAGCAGCACCACGGGCTCCCGCGTCCAGTCGCCGGCCCCGACATACGTCGAACTGATCGAGACGGCGCCCGTGGCGGTGACATTGACCGACGCGTCGAGATACGCCGGCCCCGTCCAGAAATGTGTCGGCGCCAGCGTCGACGGAATCAGCTTGAGCGTGACCGCCGTATCGCCCTGCGCCACGTCGAAGATGTCCAGTTCCGTGTTCTCGTACCAGCCGGTGATACTCCCGGCGATATTCGGGAGCCCCTGCACCCACTGCTTGAACGTGTCGCCGAACGCCGTGACGTCCACCCGATCGCGGTTCATTTCCAGGGTCCACGAGTTCAACGACGCGACCGCGACCGTGAGCGCGCCGCCGGCCGGGTCCATTTCGACCGACCCTTTCGATCCATGTATGCGTGCCATGTGTGCTCCTCTAAACCGGCGTGACCCAGACCTCGTAATGCCCGCCGCGGTGGTTCCACCGCAGTTCGTTGATGTCGTCGATTTCCTGTTCCCGAATGCGCTCGACCCGCGCGCAGCGCATATCCACGTACCCGTCGGGCATCAGCAGCGCATCCTCCAGCACCTCGTGAATGCGCGCCGCGGCGGCCTTCGCGACATCGGCCGAACTGCCCGGCGCCACGGCCTTGACGAGATAGGTGAACTCTTCCCACGCGGTCTTGCCCTGGAGCAGCGGCTCCTCGTGGTGCGCGAGCTGCGCCACCAGGACAAACGCCGACGAGCCCTCCGGCGCCAGGTCGAAATAGACGCCGTTCGGGGTGAGCGCCATCAACGTCGCGTCCCCGGCGAGTTTCGCCACGATCGCCGCATCGACCGCGGAGCTATCCGGCACCCGTCACCTCAAAGCCGTTGCGCCGCACGACCTCGACGAGCGCCTGATACATCGCCCGCCGCCGCCGGATCGCGATCGGGATGAACACCCGGCCCGGCGGCATCGCCCCGCGGCGATACCCGAAATTCTTCGCCCGCCCGAGCGGCCGGGTCGTGACATAGCGCGCCTGCGTGCCCTGCTCGAAGATGAACGCATGCGGCGCCGTGTTCTTGACCGTGGCCCCGGCGCCAAACTCGCCGCCCTCGTGCAGCGTCACCTTGAGCCGTTTCTTGAGGTTGCCGCGCGGCCCTTCCGGGTACGCCGCCCGCATCTCGTCCGCCGCGCGGCCGGCGGTGTCGTGGACGATCGTCCGCGCCTCGTCGCGCAGCTCGCCCGGCAGGTGCCGTAGCGCCTCCAGCCACGGGTCCAAGCCCTCGAGCACGAAGCGGCTACTCATGGCAACCGCTCCGCGCAGGTCAACACCAGCTCGCGCCCGGCTTCCTCCGGGTCGCGCAAGGCCGTCACCTGCCACGCCCGCGTCCGCCCGCTGCGCGGGTCGACGTAGGTGACGCGCGTCTCGATGGTCACGCCCGGGTGATACGGCACGGTGATCTCGTGGGTCGCCGTCGCCAGCACCGTGCCCGCGAACGCCCGCTCCTGGTCGCGCGCCGTGATCGGCACGATGGCCGCGAACGCATCGGGCGGATTCAAGGGCGTATACCCGTCCAGGAATCCCCCGTCAGCGTCGGCAACGGGCGTCCCCGGCGCATCGAGCGTCACGCGCTTGTCGCGCAGGCCGGCGGGCATCATGCGAGCACCGGATCGCCAAACCGGCGCAAGAGCCCGAGCACGCCCGGCGCGAAGTCGGTCGCCGGGTCGCGCGCCGGCGCCAGCGCCAACGTCGCCGGGTCATCCCCCCGGAAGCGCCACAGTTCGCCGAGCTGCAGCAGCACGGCCGCGCGCAGGTCGGCCGGCGCGTCGAGGTCGTCGATGTACTGCTCGACCAGCGCGGCCCCAGCCGGCGACCGCGCGACGTAGCGCAGGATCGCCGCTTCGGCGGCGTCGAGTTTCTCCTGCACGTCGGCGTCGTCGGGATGGCCCGGCGCCGTCGCGATGCGGAGATGCGTCTTGGCCTGCGCGAGCGTGACGAACTGCGCGGCCATCAGCCCTTCCCCTGCTTGACCTGCAGCACCCAGCCGCTGCCCCCGCCCGGGCGCATGTTCGTCGTCGCCGTACAGGACCAGAGCGAGCCCGCATGGGTGACCTGGTCGCCCGCGGTATACGTCCGCGCGGTGTCATAGACGCCGCAGTACCGCGGCAGCGTCAGCCGCACCGTGCCCCACGGCGTCACCGTGTCGCCGGCCTTGACGCCGAAGGTCAGCACGCGCTCGTCGTCGCCGTCCTGCGTCACCGTGAGCGCGTCGGCCGTCACGCCGGGGTTTCCATCGTGACCGTCGGCGCCGGCCGGTCCTGGCGGCCCTGGGACGGCCGGACGGGCCTCCAGCGCGGCGATCCGCTCCAGCACCGGGGAGAGCGCCGCTTTCATCGCCAGCAGGACCGTATCGGCGAGCCGTTCGGAGAGGTCAGCCATACAGCAATCCCGCGGTCAGCCGTTTCGTAAACGCGCCCAGGTCGACGTCGTCCTCGTCGTCCTCGGGACTCTCGGCCGGGGCCGGTGGCGCCGGCTTGCTGAACGGCGCATCGGCGTCGCGTTCGGCCAGCGCCCGCAGCGAGAACATCTGCTGTTGCATGTAGGGCGTATCGCCGCCCGGCACCGACCCGATCCCGAAGTACTTCTGGCGCGCTTCATCCGGCGAGAGCACGCCGCCCGCGACGCCTTGCTGCGCCGCATCGGTCCGCGCTTTGGCGTCCATCCAAATCAGGTCGTCGATGTCGAGTTCGGTGCCGAGCGTGCGATCAGGGACCGTCGAGAGGCCGAGCCCTTCATCCAACGAGTTCTCCAGCGCGACGATCAACGCCTGCAAGCACTGCGAGAAGTACTGCTGGGTCAAGGGCTCGTTGTTCGCGTACGGCACCGGCTGCGAGTTCACCAGCGACACCGGCACGTGATAGCACGCACACACGGTCTCCACGGTCCACTTCAGTTGCTCGACGAGTTGCGCATCGACGGCGTTGACCGACATCGCCTCGTACTTCAGCCCGTCGCCGAGCACCGCGACCTTGCCGACATTCGCCCCGCTGTACGCCGTGTCCCAGTACGCCTTGAGCCGCTGCGCGGTCTCGTCGGTGATGCTGCCCGGCGCGGTGAGCACGCCGCCGGGATTGCTGCCGCTCGCGAAGAACGTCGACGAGTTGTCCTGAATGTTCAAGCCCTGTAACGCGGCCAACCCACACGCGTAAATCGGCGAGACGCCGATCAGCGGATGGAACAGCGGCACCATCAAGTCGTGAATGATTTCGCTAGCCGGCACGGCGACCGCCGACCCCTCCGGCGTGATGCCGGCCAGCTCGCTGGCCCCGAGCTGGTAGTAGACCGCGCCGTCCGGGGCGACGAGCGGCTTGACCTGCTGGGGGTCGAGCACATACAGCGCGACGACGACGCCGCGGTTGTCCCGCTGCTTGAGCACGTAGGTGTTCCCATGCGTCAGCTTCGAGACCAGCCACTGCTCCAGAAACTTGTTGATGATTTGGTAGCGGTTCGGCTTGCGCAGCACCGGCGAAAAGGCGGGGCTGGCGGTTTCCCGCCAGATCCCCGCCGCATCCTGCTCGACCAGCCGCAAGCGCAACTTCCCGATGTCACTCGCGATCAGCGTCGTGCAGGCAAACACCGCGGGC